TTAGTAAATATCTCTATACAGACCAACCACCTTACCAACTAAACGGCAATCTTCTGAAAGTTTAATAATTTTATCGGGCCAATCAGGGTTTAAAGGCTCTAGGAATTTGCTAGTTCCCTCACCCTCAATGATTAGCTTTTTAAATGTAGCTTCTGAATCACCAGCACAGGCAACAATAACAAGATCATCTGTTTTAAGGTCGAATGTTTGAATGTCTGGATTAACATAAATTCTATCGCCCGGTAAAAACGTTGGGGCCATAGAATACCCTACAACTTTTAAAGCATATCCATTCTTACCGCATCTACGGTTTGGCGGTAAATATTCTTCAATTTCCGTATCTTTCAAAACTGTCTCAATCGGTGTAAATGAACCAGCCGCAACCCAAGAGATTACTGGAACCCTGCGCCCTTCGAAACCAACTTTATCTGATAAATCGATATTATTGTCTAACTTAGTACCATGGTCTAAGTAACTAATTTCCACTCCAAAAATATCAGCTAATGTTTGTAGCTTTTCAATTCTTGGTTTAGCAGTACCGAGTGTATACCTACGAGCCATCTCATAAGAAACACCAATAGCCTTTTTTAACTCATTGATAGTTTTAATTGGAGAGTCTTTTGCCTTCATCAATGCGTTGAGTCGGTCCGCAAAGTCTTTGTATTTAGCGTCTTCCATCAAAATAGGCTTCTTTTCTACTGTGGGTAGAATTTTACTATCAATTTTTAGTTGCACCAATTCTATTTTTGGTAGTATATTGCTTTCTACTTTAAGTAGGTTTTTTGGTGTCATTTATGACTACTCCACATGAAGCATTTACCAATGCTGTGACTTTTGCAGGGAGCATCTCAGCTTTAGCTCGAAAAATAGGGGTTACACCTTGGGCTGCTAGCAAATGGAACCCTGAGAAAATTCCAGAAGATCGCTGTTTAAAAATTGAGGAAATTACTCAGGGTCAAGTTAAGGCAGAACAACTACGACCAGATATCAACTGGGAATATGTTCGCAAGAACCTTAAGAAGCAAAACCAATCCGTGAGCTAATTCTCACAAATTAACAAACGTGCGTATACGTGAAATTTAAAGAGGGATTCACATATGAGTGAAATCAACTTAAGCCCAGAGGCTAAAACGGCAATTTACAAAATGGTTCACCAGTCACAGGGAATTACGCCGCAAGAAATTGCAAACGTACTTGGTGACTCATACAAGAGCGTACTCAATTACGCAAATCCAAACATGGAAACCCATTTACCAAGCATTAAAAAGCTTGAAGCAATGATTCAGTTTACCCGCAACCCGGCATTAGTTAAGGCGTGGGCACACATGCTTGGTTTTGTATTGGTTCCAGCTAATCAAGCTGATGAAAAATCGCATGAAGTGAGCATCGTTGAAACCTTGCTGCATATCAATATCAACAATGGTCAAGCTAATCAGCAAGTTCATAACGTTTTAGAAGACGGTGTGGTAACGCCATCTGAATTGGCAGACACGGAAGCAATTTTAGAAGAAATGGAAAATCACATTCATCAACTTCGACAAGCTCTTAAGGCAGCAGCTTCTAATTACATTTCTAAATCACAAAAAGAAAAAGCTTGATCGGCGAAATCAAGCTTTTGTCAATTCATTAATTTTCGAGGTCAATGAATATGAAAACTAATTTATCACAACACCCTTGTGAAAACAAATGCTCTCAATTCAATGGGGAACAGTGCCGAACTTGTTTAATTGGTGAAGATCTTGGCGATGACCGCCATCTTGCTAATCACATTTCTGCAAAGTGCCAAGTTATTCCTCATGACGAATTAAAGCACCTCAATCGCGCACACCAAGCAATAGGGGAAGTTTCATGAGCACACAATTTCAATCTCAAGCAGATTTCAAGCAAACAAGCCAAGTCCAATCGTTTTATGAGCCAGTAATGGCGGTTGTTAATGAGTTGATGGCTGTTAAGAAATCTAACCTTAAAAGCAAAGGCTACGATGAGAATAACGCTGCTATTACGAAAGAAGAGTTGCGCCAATCTTTAATGCGCCGTTTACGTATAAGCCACTTCATGGCCTCTCAAATAGTCACCAGTTTGTCTAAATCTGGTCATATCCGTGAGTTTGGGGGGTATGTTGCTCCTAAGGCGGTGAGTAATGACAAGTAGAGCTACAAAAATACAGATCAAAGGCGAGGATCCAAAATATCCAATCGCATTTGATGTGGAGCTTGTTGCACCAGTGCGTATTTATACCGCTGTTGAATTGGCAGCAATGCCGCTCTCGCAAATGATTCGTTGCCGTGATGCTCAAGAGGAGTTTTACATCAACAACAAAAAGCTTTCAGGTAGAGCAAAAGACATAAAAGATCGTCTTGTTGCAGGTGAGAAATTAACACTTGTGCTTGAAAAAAAACATTCAAGAGTAACTCAGACGTATTTCATTGGCGAAGAGATTGTGGGCAAGAGAATTGTCAAGCAACTCGAAACACGCCGTTTTATACGCCTCCCAAAAGTGGAGGGTATAGCGTGAACCAAGCCATAAACCACCTTGAACTTAAAAACCATTCACACACCTGTGTAGATCCGCACAAGTGCGCAGTATGTCGTGCATACGTTCAGCAAACACACATTAGCAGCGTTCTTTTTGGCGCATTAGCGAAACTGGAGAAGAAGCATGGCTAATTTTATCTCTAATGCTTTCATGATCCCTAACGACTTAATTGACAAGGGTTACATGAAGAAAATGAAAGGTTCGGCTTTGCCATGTTATGTGCTTATTGTGCGTAATACGCGCGGCTGGAATAAAACAACCGATTCAATGAGTATCTCTCAATTTGTTGAGCAAACTGGGTACAACAAAGATACTGTTTTAAAGGGTCTAAATACGCTTGAAGAATTGGGTGTAATTGCTAAGAAATCGTCTAAAAATCGTGCGTCAGAATACACTCTAACTGACAGTATTATTGCTGTCGATTTTTTAGATAGCGAAAAATTAGATAGCGAAATTTTAGATAGTGAAAACGGCTCTGGTAGCGAAAAATTAGATAGCAAAATGGGGTCTGGTGTCGAAAATTTAGATAAGTTGCTATCTAAAAATTCGACACACAATAACAATATAAAAACAAATACTAAAACAAAGGGGAATTTTTCAGAAGAATTTGAAATTTTCTGGAATGCATATCCGACTTGCAAACGTAAATCAGATAAATCTGGAACCTTTAAAACTTTTGAAAAATACACTCGTGTAATTTCACTTGAAAAACTCATCGCAATTTTGAATGCATTCAAGATGGATTCTCAGTGGATCAAAAACGATGGTGAATATATCCCAGCACCTTCGGCATGGTTGAACAAAAAACACTGGGAAAATGATTTCTGGTTGAAAGCTGCTGGTTTAGTTGAACAACAACCACAATCAGCAGAAACACCTGAATACGCAAATCCACAACGCCGTCACATCCCAACAATGCCAAAACGCTTTAAGGGGATGAACGCATGATCGATTTATTTTCTATCCCGGTTGAGCAATCAGTGCTTGTTACATTGCTAACGGTTGAACAAGGCGCTGGTGAGTATATCGATTCACTTGAGGTTTCTGATTTCTATTCAGACCGTCACCAAATCATTTTTAAACACATCAAGGAGCAGCACGAAAAAGGCGAAGGCCATAATGAAATTTTAATCTGGGAATTAATTCGCTCTCATACGCTTGAAGTTAAGACCGTACCAGAGCAATACATGATTGAGCTAATGTCTAGCGCAGTCGTTTACACAATGCTTGGCAGCTTGGTTAAAAAACTTAAAGATTTCTCTACTCGCCGCAAGATCCAAGAGTTATCAAAAAATATCGGTGTTGTTGCGGTAGATACGGTTAGCTATAGCGCTGAGGCAGCTTTAGACCGAGTTCAGACGCTGGTATCTAGCCTTGATGGGAATTCGCATGAAAACAAAACCATGTCTGCAGGCGATCTATCAAAACAGGTCTTGGCAAACATTCTTGATAAGCATGAAAAGATCCACGCTGGTGTTGAGGTTAAGCGCGGCATTAAAACTGGGTTCTTTGAGTTAGATAACAAGCTTGATTGTATCGATCAAACTGACTTAGTGATTATTGGTGCTCGTCCTTCGATGGGTAAAACAACACTGGCGCAAAACATCTTGAGCGATGTTTCGGTGAATCAAGGTGAACCAGCTCTGTTTATGTCTGGCGAGATGAACAAAGAGCAGATCATGGAGCGCCTCATTTCTGGCATAGGTCAAATTGAACTTAAGAAAATTCGCTCTGGCCGCTTTCAGTCTGAGGATGCAGGTTTAATTCACCGCGCAATGACGATTATTGGCAACACAAAAATCGAAATTAACGACCAAAGCGCACCAAGCCTAAGCGACATACGCCGAGAAGCGCGCAAAATGGTCCGTAAGTACGGGAAAGTTGGTTTGATAATGGTTGACTACCTTCAAATCATGACACCGCCTCAGCGCACAGGAAACCCCACTCAGGAGATGGGTGATATTTCTCGTGGCCTCAAGAAACTTGCAAAAGATTTTAATTGCCCAGTTGTCGCTTTATCGCAATTAAACCGTTCACTCGAAAACAGACCAAACAAACGCCCAATCATGTCGGATCTTCGTGACTCAGGACAAATTGAACAAGATGCGGATGTGATTTTGTTTATTTATCGAGATGAGGTTTACAACAAAGAAAGTAAAGACGCTGGTATTGCGGAAATTATCGTAGGTAAGGCTCGTAATGGAACGGTTGGGACCGTGCGATTAGCTACCGACTTGGCTAGATCAACTTTTCTTGATTTGGATCCGCAGTATTACCACGCAATGGAGGAGGCAGTATGAGCACAATGGCGAAATTAGGTCTATTCGGTAATGCAGAAGGTAGAACAGATGTATGGGCCACGCCTCAAACACTATTTGATGCATTGGACCAAGTTTTTAATTTTGATCTAGATGTTTGTGCGTTGCCTGAGAATGCCAAATGCGAACGCTTTTTCACACCTGAAATTGATGGATTAAAGCAAGAGTGGACTGGAACATGCTGGATGAACCCACCATATGGCCGTGAGATCGTAGATTGGATATCAAAAGCAGCTTACACAGCCGAACAAGGACATACAGTTGTTGCATTGGTTCCAGTTAGAACTGATGCACGCTGGTTTCAAGACTATTGTTTAGGTCGTGAAATCCATTTTATTCGTGGGCGTTTAAAGTTTGGTGGATCTTCATCTAATGCGCCATTTGGTTGTGCAGTCGTTGTATTTCGCCCAAGTCTTAAAGATGTGCAATGGGGTGCTCAATGAAAACAGAACAGCTTATTGTGATTACGGGGTGAACAATGGATCTTGAGTGGTTAGAGAAACAACAAAGAGAGCTGGAGAAAAGCTTTAATCCAGAACTTCACAAACTAAATGAGTGGGCAAGACAAATGGAGTTAGACGAACTGCACAAGCAACTAACTACCCCGAAAATTTGTACCGCAGATATTACACCAATTAACAAAAGAGCATTGCCGCAAGAGCTTTGGAAAGACCGAAAAATCAAAGAGCTTGAACAGGAGAATAAAGAACTTAGACGCAAGTTAGCAATGCACGTATTAGCGTATAGCAAAGGAAAAACAGCATGACAATTTTTGAAGCACTAGCATTAACGATTTTAATTTCAATTGCATTAGGTTTAGCCATTGGTGTTTGGATACTTGTGCGATACATCAATAACCGCACAAAAGCAGAACAGGAATTTTTAAAACGTCATGGGATTGGTTCCCACTTTGTATGGCAGCGCAAATGGGAGTCGGATTTCTTATATGGCAATAAGAACAATGACAACTCTGTCCCAGAAGCAATTCTTGAAGCTACTGAAAATCGCCGAGGTGAAAATGATCAAGCCTAAATGGGGTAGTTATCGTTTTTCAGTTGACAAGAATAAGACTGGTAAAAAACGGACTAATAGAGATCCATCACCACAAATCCCAGCATTTTTAATTAAGGGCCAGAGCTATGAATGCGATGTTAATACGCTGCTTAGTTGTAGCGTAAACATCATACCGCCGTCTATGAACAATTACTGGCTTGATTCTGGAAAAACCAGTAAGCGTTTAAGTAAGCGGGCTAATCATTTTGTTGAGGTGATGAAGCGCTTTATTCAGCCTCTTCAATACAAAGGTGATGTGCAGGTCATTATCGATTACCACATGCCAGACAAGAAAGTACGAGACATCGATAATATTTTAAAACCTTGCCTTGATGCTTTAACCAAGTGCGGGCTTATTGATGACGACTCTCAAGTAAAAAGCCTTTCAGTAAACGCTCGTCCAATTGTGGCGGGCGGTCAAATCGATATTCAAGTAAGAAAACATAACACAGGGGCTTAATAAGTATGAATGCAGTTACAGCAAGTCAAGGTCGTAAACATTTTACAGTTGCTATCGATTGGAATCAGCATCCGATTGAATGGCATTTGGAGCAATACGGCTCATGGTTATTGTTAGACGGTAATGGGGAAACCTATTTAGGTTCAAGAGGCATTCTTGGTCATGTCATTGATGCTGAGAATGGTGTGCAAGTTGACCGCCGTTTTAGAGCGCCGCCACGTTGTAAGATTGATGTGTTTCATGCAATGGCGGTTGAGGACCTATTAAGCCATATGATGAAGACTGAAAACGAGAAGGTTCGCCATTGGCTTAAATGTGTTGTTATTTATCACGTTGATTTTAAGAAAGAGGATGAGGTAGCCAAAATACTTGGGGTATCTGAGTATTCAGTGCAACGCGACAAAATGCTTGGATTGGTGCGTATAGCTTCACGTTTCAAAATACCAAGCCGATTAATGGGATGATGTTGACAAGCCAGACTGCATTCTGATACTTTTGTGATATGCTGGACGAAGTTATGGTCGATCAGCAACTTTTAGATAGAAGCTCACTTTTCAGTGGGCTTTTTTGTTGCCTAAGATTTGAGTATTTTAGGTAAACTAAACTGGTGGCTAGGCTGATCCCCGAACGCTGTTTAACCTGAACAGTTGCCACTTTCCTTTCAGGTTTTGCAGAGGTGCATATGAGTAAATTAAAAGAATACTTAAAAAATAATTACGAGATAATGAGGTTAGATGAACTGGGTAGAAGCGGTAAATATTCCACATTTCAGAAAAAAGACGGGATGTATACTCAATCAGTTTTATTAGACTGTGATCTGGAAGGTACGCTAAAAGAGATACAAGTAAGCATATCTGATGGGGAAAATCGTCACACTAGACTTTATATGCCAGAATTTGTTGAGCACATGATTCAGCATGAAGTATCAGATGAGCGGATTTTAGCTGAGTTAAGCGAAAGGGTTAAATCAGAATTTAAGAAACAATATACAACCGATCTGGTTAAAAGATTTGGTGGTGTTGATAGGGTTAAAGAGGCTTCATGGAAAATGGCAATGGACGATGTTTATTGCTGGGAACTTGATAAGTGGGTAACGCAAGGTTACTGGAAAGCCAATATGAGAGATACTTATACAGGTGTAACTCTAAGAGATTTAGTTATAGCCGCAAGAATTTAATCAAATTGTTTAGAGCCTCCTTCGGGAGGTTTTTTGTTAGCCGGACGGATTACGGCATATATGGCCCCGCTGAATACTAGTTATTGGCGGGGCTTTTCTTTTTCTGGAGTGTGTCTATGGCTGACAAATCAGAAGTTAAAAAGGATCTGGATTTTTGTTCGTGTGAGCTTGAGAAATATCAAAACCTTTCACGCACTGGTTTATCTCGTGACGAGTTAATCACTATCGATTCAATAATCGTTCGGCTGAAAGGGCGCATACGTAACCTGCGTGAGCTGAAAGGTGAGGAGCCTAAGAGTGGAAGATAACAAAACATTAGCAGAAGTGGCTCTGGAGCTTATTAAGCAAAATACAGAGTTGGTTAAGCAGACAAACAAACTGATAGAGCAAAACACAATAATCATGCAAATCAATGCTGAACAATCAGCGCAGCTTAGCGAAGTGCTCGCAATGTTTGATGATGTTGAGCCACCACAAAAAGCTAAGTCTTTGGATGGGTGAGGGCTGAGTAATGTTTAATTTCTTCAAAAGACCAATCGTTATTAATTTTACCGTTGAGCAAGTCCATCCAGACTCTAAGCTATGTTTAATCAAGACGCCCAATCCAATTTCAAGTGAAATATTTGAACCGTTGGCTAAAGCTTGGAAGGAAGCAGGGTTTGAAAAAAAGTAGTTGTTATCAGTAAAGATATAAATCTTGAGACATTAACTGATGATGACTTAAAGAAGCTTGGATTAAAGAGGATTGAAAACGATGCCTAGAGTAGCAAGCATTATCCCGCCAAAGAGCAAAGGAACCGCCACTCTTTCCACTGGTACAAAAGTTTTACTTGATAATGGTGAATATCTCCAGCATGTAAACAAAATAACTTTAGTGGCGGAGCCGGGGCAGCTGTGGAAGGCAATCATTGAGGTGCATCCAACCAATCAAGAGCAAATAGATGCACTGTTAACTGATCTTGAAGTGGTTAAACGCAATGAGGCTTTTAATCGTTTGCAGGAAATACAAGAGGAAATGCAACACCTTCAGGATGAAAAACTATTTCTTGAGCATAAGTATCTTTCAGGGGTTACTGGTGTTTCTATTGATGGTGTTAAGGATGTACCCAAAGAAGGTACGTGGTTATTAAAAGAAGATGAAAAGATTTTATCTCTACCTAACATCATAGATGCCAAACAACTCTTAAAGAATTTTTCTTTACATGGCTCGTGTTGTGCCACACCAGATTTAAAAGGTAATGACAAATGTCCAGACCCTGCCGAGAATTCGGATGCACAAACTTAGTTAAGTCCGCTAGTCAGAAAGGCTATTGTGATGATCATGCACATAAGCGAAGTGGTTGGGGTAAACGGCAAGACCGAACAGGATCAACAACCGAGCGTGGTTATGGTCATGCATGGCGTAAGTTGCGTGAAAGCATTTTAGAGCGTGATGGCTACCTATGCGTGCAATGCCGCGCCGTTGGTCGTATATCACCAGCAACAGACGTTGACCATATCAAGGCTAAAGCGTTTGGCGGTACTGATGAGCCAGACAACCTTCAAAGCCTTTGTAGTGCTTGTCATAAAGAAAAGACAGCAAAGGAGAGTGGTTGATGATTATTACAGGATCTATTCATATCTCATTTAAAAATGAATGTAACTGCACTGGTTGCTTCTATACCCGTATGCATGGTGGTTACATGCCTTGTCAAAGAAATCGAAAGAACAAAGCAATCAATGGACAACCGATACAGCCGCCAAAGAAACCATAACTCAATAAATCTAATGACCTCCTTTGGGAGGCTTTTTATTACCACCAACAAAGGTAAACAAAATGAGACAAGTATCTATTGCTGGTCAAATAGCTAGCCGCTCAGCAAATCGACTTTATGAACAAAAGTTAAAACCATTTTTTGATGAGATTAAGCAGAAAGATGCCAAAGAGGTTTTTGCTTCTACGTTAATGCTGAGAGCATCTGCTGAATTATTTCATTTGCTTGGCCCTAACTACGAAGATCATGTTGATAATTTGGTTTTCATAATGAAAGAGCAGGCGAAAGCAGCAAGAAAAACTAATGCATAAAAATGCACAAAAAGTGTGCAGAAAGCGCCGTGATGGGGAGGGGTGGGGTAAAAGTTCAGGGCCTTAGCCTAAATGACCGCCCCCCTAGTCACATTTTTACGCACGCGAAATTAAAAATTTAAAGGGTTGACAAAATGGGTGGAATTGCGTCCGTGCCGGGGCGGGGTAGAAAGCCCAAGCCAGTCGAAACAAAACGAGCGTCCGGCAACGTTGGAAAACGGCCATTAAATAACAATGCGCCTGAATTTTCGGAAGTCACAAATATTGACGTCCCCTCTTATATGGAAGATTTAGAGTTCGCGTCAATGATTTGGAAGTCTATTGTTCCCGAACTCCTTAAAAACAAAGTCCTCCGCATAACAGACATGCATAACGTGGAAGGTTTTTGTTTGGCTTATGAAAACTGGAGAAAGTCACAGCGCGAAGTTCAATGTCACGGAATAGTTGTTGAGGGTGCGCAAGGCGGTCCAGTTAAAAACCCCGCACTTACAGCAGCAAATGAAGCAGCCAGACAAATGACTATGTTTGGCGCTTTGCTTGGGCTAGATCCAGCATCGCGAAATAGAATTACCGGGGCTAGTCAAAAGAAAAAAGGTAATGCATTTGCTAAGGTCTTAGAAATGTGAGGATTTTGAATGGCTGCTATATATCCCAATGTTGACGCTGCCAACAAATGGGCGAAAGCAGTTATTGCTGGCAAAATTCCTGCGTGTAAGTGGGTAAGGTTAGCCTGTCAACGTCACATAGATGATTTAAAGAAATCAAAAAAACGCGACTTTCCATATAAATTTGAACCAAGGCTTGCTGAAAAAAAGATACTTTTTGTCGAACTACTACCCCATACAAAAGGCGAATGGGCTTTAAAAAGACTAAAAATTTCTTTAGAGGATTGGCAAAAATTCGGTCTGGCAGTCACATTCGGATGGGTCAGAAAAAAAGACGGTTATCGCCGCTTTCGTGAAAGCTATTGGGAAATACCTCGTAAGAATGGTAAATCAGCCATTGCTGCTGGTGTGGCGCTCAATATGTTTTGCAATGATGGTGAGTTCGGATCGGAAGTGTATTCTGGAGCCACAACTGAGAAACAGGCGTGGGAAGTATTTAAGCCAGCTCGATTAATGGCAAATAGATCTCCTGATTTACTAGAAGAGACAGGAATTGTTGTTAATGCGGCAAGTTTGGAAATTCCAACAGATGGATCGGTATTTGAGCCATTAATTGGTGATCCTCCTGATGGTCAGTCCCCACATTGTGCAATTGTTGATGAATACCATGAGCATATTGACTCACGTCTCTATGACACCATGCAAACTGGTATGGGGGCACGTAGGCAGCCCCTAATTTTCACTATCACTACTGCTGGATTTAACATTGAAGGCCCATGCTATGACTTGCGTGAGCGAGTTATACAGATGCTTTCTGGTGTTATTGAGGATGACGAGTTATTCGGCTGGATTTGGACCATTGATGAGGATGATGATTGGACAGATCCCAAAGTATTGCAGAAAGCCAACCCAAATTACGATGTTTCTGTATATGGCGATTACTTGGAGTCTCAGCAAAAAAAGGCAGTTCAACATCCTTCTCGTCAAAATACATTTAAAACAAAGCATCTAAATGTATGGGTATCTGCAAGAACTGCATTTTTTAATATTGAGAAATGGAAAGCTTGTGAAAACAAGGATCTTGATATTGAGCAATTTAAAGCGGTTCCATGTTTAATTAGTGCCGACTTGGCTTCAAAAATCGACTTGGCTGCAGCGGTGAATTTATTTTATCGCCGTGAAAGTGACGGGAAAATTCATTACTACTGTGTTGCTCCAAAATTTTATATTCCCGAAGACACAATTTTTAATGGTGAAGAAAAGCAGGTTATCAAGCTTTATCAGAAATGGCACAACATGGGCCTAATTGATGCGCATGATACTGCTGAAAATGACCTTAATAAGATTGCAGACGATATTACTGACATGGCCCAGCATGTGGCTTTGACTGAGGTCCCATTGGATGAATGGGGTGGATTTCAAATCGTTAGTAAGATTGAGGAAAAGGGATACACAGCAGTCAAGATTCCAAAGACAACTAAGTCATTCTCTCCGGCGATGCGAGAGTTAGAGGCGGCTATTGCTGCAAAGCGTTTTCACCACGATGGGAACCCAATTCTAACTTGGATGATTAGTAATGTTGTTGCCAAGCCTGATGCTAATGACAACGTTTTTCCGCGTAAACCAAACAACTCCAAAAAGATTGATGGGGCAATTGCTCTGTTAATGGGAATTAATCGCGCCATGTTCTTAGCTGGCGAGGCAGATCCAAACGACTTTTATGATGATCCAATTATGGTGGGTGTATGAATAAGAAACCAAACCGCTTAGCCAGAGCGGCTAAGGCGGCTTTGCGGTTTCTGGGGCTAAATGGTCAATTTAGCTTAACCCCTGATGTGCTCCAGAATTTACAGAGCACAGCAAGCGGAAAGTTTGTCACGGTAGATTCGGCACTTCAATTGAGCGCCGTTTTTGCATGTGTAAGACTTGTATCGGAAACCGTCTCAACTTTGCCCTTAAAACTTTATAAGGCAAATCCTGATGGCAGCAGTACATTAGCAAAAGAACATCCGCTGTATAACGTGTTATGTAGTTCACCAAACTATGAAATGACACAAAGCCGGTTCCTACTTTTTATCGTAGCAAGCATTGTTTTATGGGGTAATTCCTATACTGAAATTATCCGAAGTGCAAATGGTAGAAGGATTGTTTCATTAGATCCATTATTGCCTCAAAACATGCAGGTTATAAGAAATAAAGTAAGTGGCGCTTTAGAGTATTTTTATACCGTTGATGGTGTTCGCCGTCAGATAAATGAAAAAGACATTATGCACATTAGAAGCTTCGGCATTGATGGTGTAATGGGGATTTTTACCATTTCCAAAGGTCGCGAGACATTTGGGACGGCAATGTCAGCCGAGCAAACAGCGGCCAAGTTTTTTGAAAATGGGCTACAAACTTCTGGCTTTTTGAGCACCGATAAAACAAATACTCCAGAACAAAGACAGCAACTCAAGAAAAACATTGAAAGCTTTATGGGTTCTAAAAATGCCGGAAAGGTCATGGTTCTTGAAAATGGCTATTCATATAACGGCATTACTATGAATCCAGAAGCGGCTCAGATGCTAGAAACTCGCAGTTTTGAGATTGAGGAGATTTGTCGCTGGTTCCGTGTTCCACCTTTCATGATTGGTCATCTCGACAAGCAAAGCTCTTGGGCGGCTTCTGCTGAGGCTCAAGATTTACAGTTCTTAAAATATTCATTACGTCCGCTGCTGGTGAATATTGAGCAAGAAATTTCTCGTTGCTTAATTGGCCGCCTAGAGAGTGAGGTTTACTTTGTTAGCTTCAATATTGAAGGCTTATTGAGAGCGGATAGTAAAACGCGTTCTGAGTATTACGCCTCAGCCGCAGATCATGGCTGGATGAGTCGAAATGAAATTCGTGCAAAAGAGAATTTGCCACCAATTCCGGGTGGGGATATCTACACAATCCAATCTGCATTAATACCACTTGACCAAGTGGGAACAAATTATAAAAAGGGGATGACTGATGGGTAAACGAAGTTTATTACCTAGAGCCGACTTTAAATCAGAAAAGCACGGGTTTTCATTGCCCCTTGCGCTGGATCGCTGGAATCCAGCAATAAAAGCCGCAGACGAAAATGACAATACAATTAGCATCATGGATCCCATTGGTTATGACTGGTGGACTGAAACAGGTGTTACTGCAAAACGAATTAGTGCGGCTCTCCGGTCCTTGAATGGTGCTGATGTTGTTGTGAATATCAACTCCCCCGGCGGTGATGTTTTTGAGGGTTTAACAATTTATAACCTGCTTCGCGAATATGAAGGACATGTCACGGTTCGAGTTCTTGGGCTTGCTGCTTCTGCTGCCTCGTTTATTGCTATGGCCGCAGATGAGATCCAGATCGCACGAGCGGGCTTTTTCATGATTCACAATGCATGGACAGGAGTTTGGGGCAATCGCAACGATATGCGCGAAACAGCCGACTTTCTTGAGCAAATTGACGAGACTATTGCGGACATTTACAGCATTCGCACAGGTCTATCTATTGATGAGTTAAAAGCTCAAATGGATAAGGAATCTTGGATTAATGGCAAGAATTCTGTAGAGCAAGGATTTGCAGATAGCTACCTTGATTCTGATGTTGTTGAGGAAGGTGCGGCCAATTCTGCAAAAGATCGCATTGCGGCTCACAAAATCGACTTAATTATGGCAAAAGCCGGAATAACTCGAAGTGAACGCCGTGACTTAATGAAAGATTTTAAGGGCACGCCAAGCGCTGCCAAAGAACAGGCTACGCCAAGCGCTAGTCTTGATTTGTCTGGCTTAATAGAAGACATGCGTACCGCTGCTCAAAAATTCTAAGCCAATATTTTTTTAAATCATAACCACCCTTAGAGGTGGTTTTTTTTGTGAGTAAAATTTATGTCTGAACGTACAAATGACCAAGCAGCAGAACAACTTAAGCAAGTTAATGCGACTCTTAAAGAGCTAACAGAAAAAGTTCAGCCAATGGCTGAAAAGGCTTTGAATGAAGCTAAAAAAGCTGGGGATTTATCTACCGAAACAAAGCAGGCGGTTGACCAAGCATTAACAGATTTAAACTTGCTTCGCCAAACACAAAATGAATTGCAAACGCAATTAGGTGAAGCGGAGCAAATGTTTGCACGCATCGGCAAAGGTGGTAACAACAATAATAATGGCGTGTCAGATCGTGCTGGTGATCTTGTTATTAAAGATGAGTCTTTAATCAATTTCACAAAAGACGTTCGTGCTGGAAGTCGCTTAAACGTGAATGTGCCACGTAATGCATTGACCTCTTTTGCTGTAAATCCGGTTGATGGTACCACCCCGATTATTGCCAAGCCAAACCAGCGCTTAACAATTCGCGACTTACTTGCACCGGGTCGCACTGGTTCAAACGCAATTGCGTATTTGCGCGAAACAGGCTTTACAAATAATGCTGCTCTGGTTCCAGAAAACACAGCAAAACCTTACTCTGAAATCACATTCGAAGAAGTGATGGAAAGTGTAAAAACCATTGCTCACATGTTGAAAGCATCTAAGCAAATTTTAGATGACTTGCCACAACTTCAAAGCTTCATCAATAACCGCATGTTAAACGGCTTGAAGCGTGCAGAAGATACACAGCTTTTGTTCGGCTCAGGCGTTGGAAACAACCTAAACGGGATCTACACCCAAGCAACTGCATATAGTGCACCAATCACTATTGCGAACCCGACAAAGGTGGACATCATTCGCTTAGCAATGCTTCAAGCAGCTTTAGCTGAGTACTACGCTACAGGTACGGTTTTACACTCAAAAGACTGGACCGAAATCCAGCTGCTTAAAGACACTACTGACGCTTACTTGTTTACAGGCCCATTTGGAACCATGACTCCTTCATTGTGGGGCCTACCAGTTGCAGAAACGAACCAAGCTGGTTTGGATGGCAAATTCTTAACAGGTGCTTTTGCAGAAGGCGCTCAAATCTTTGATCGTGAAGATGCCAATGTGGTGATTTCTACAGAAAACCAAGACGACTTTGAAAAGAACATGATTTCAGTTCGTTGTGAAGAGCGTCTTGCACTTGCTGTGTATCGTCCAGAAGCATTCGTTAAAGGCACATTCCCAGTACCTGCACCTTAATTTAAGTAAGAGAGGGTTCCCCCTCTCTTTTTTGGAGTAATAAACACATGAAAGTTAAATTTCTTGATGTAATCCAGATGGGTACTCATCTTTATAAATCTGGTGAGGTTGGTGAGTTCTCAAGCCAAACAGCCGAAGAGCTTATAAAAAAAGGCTTAGCTGTTTTGGATGGTGACAATGAAACTGGTGAAAATTCAGAAGATTCACCGCCACAAGCTAGCAAAGGCGGCAAGGGCAGTAAGGGTGCTAAAGGTAAAAATCAAGCGCCGCCAAAAGATGAAAATGCCACTGATGGTAATGATGGATCGGAAGATGAAACCAAGTCTGATGACAGCACCCAAACCACCAATGAAGATGTAAAACCAGAATAATTAGGGCAATGTCATGTCAGTGATTTCAATAAATAAAGCTATGGCTCACTTGCGTGTCGATGAGGACATTGACAATGACATTGCAAGTAAACTTGAGTCTGCTGAGCGCATAGCTAAAGAGTATTTAAATAGGAATTTTTATTTAGATAAGGCCGCGCTTGATTTAGCTAAAGAAGAAATACCTTTGATACTTTCTGAGGCGAAAGTTCAGTATGACCATGATGTGGATTTTGCTAGAACACTCGAAGGCGATTTGATTGATAAATTCATTCACACAGCTTCACTGAATTACGATACAGCAATTCGGAAGGCCAAAATGATTAGTCTTGGCATTGTGGTAAACGAAGCAATCGAAATAGGGGTTTTGCTGATTCTAGGTAATCTTTATGAGAACCGCGAAGACTTAACAACAGCAAATGTTTACGAGCTGCCTAAAGGTGCAGAGTGGCATTTACACCCGTTTAGAACAGATCTAGGAGTGTGTTAAATGCAGTCTGGAAAACTTAAGCATCGCATCACCATTCAAAAGCCCATCCAAACCCAAGATCAAAACACGGGTAAATTGATTGTTTCATGGTTAGATTTCACAACAGTTTGGGCAGAAGTTACTGATCTTTCAACTCGAGATGTTATTGCAGCCAAAGCAGCAAACAGTACGATACAAGCCCGTGCAAAAGTGCGGTATAGCAGTACAACAAAGCAAGTTGATAGCACAATGCGGGTACTTTTTGATGGGTACTTTTACAAGATTGATGGTAACCCTATGCGAGATCCCGACTCACGCCGTGAGTATTTAACTATCAACCTTGCAACAGGTGATAAAGCATGGAATGGGTGATTTATGGCTACTCAAATACATGGCTTGGAGCCTGCTTTAAGAAAAATGCAGGCAATCGGTAATGAAAAAACTGTAAAACGTATTGCCCGTAAAGCGATGCGGCAGGCAATGAATATTGCAAGAGATGCAGCTCGTCAAAAAGTTAAACGCCTAGATGATCCTACCACTCCAGAAAAAATCTGGAAAGAAATTGTGGTTCAAAATGGCCGGAGTAGAAATAAAAACACTTTAGTTATGCGCGTTGGAGTTCGTGGTGGCGCACGTATCCCATATACAAACAATGCTCAAAATAGACGTGCTGGGCGTGTTGGTCAAACTTACCAAGCGGATGGCCGAGTCTTTTACTGGCGATTCCTTGAGTTAGGCACAAGTAAACAGCCTGCTACTCCGTTTTTACGCCCTGCTTTATACGAAAACATTGAACAAGTTACCGATAAATTTGTTCAGGTGTTTAATTTTGAACTCAGTGTGGTTTTAGGTGAAGCTTAATGATTGATGTTCCAATTTTTAATTTAGCCAGAGCAGATCCAGCGGTTAAGGCTCTACTTGAAAGCGATGGAATTTTGCGAGTCTGGAAGTTTGGAAGTGCTCCAGATGAGCCACAAACACCGTACGTGACATGGCAAACAATTTCTGGTGATTCTAATAGCAACCTTGATTCACGCCCCGTCTCTGATAATGCAATCATCCAAATCGATGTTTATGCAACTGATGAGGATGTTGTTGATCAGGTTGCGAAAGCAATTCGCTTTGCAATTGAACTTGATTGTTATGTAGTTCGATATGGTGAAGCAGATAAGGACCCAGTAACGGGAATGCCCCACTATTCTTTTGATGTTAGCTGGATCGTAAACCGCTAATAAAACTTAAACCATATTTTCACTTAGCACCCATTTCGGGTGCTTTTTTTATGCCTAAAATTAAGGAGCGCTCTTAATGGCTAATGTTAAAACTCAAGGTACACAGGCATATGCTGTCATTGATGGACAAGTATATCGCTTTGTCTGTATGAAAAAAATTGGATTCGGTCAAGACTCATTTGGGAAAATTGATGTGACTTGCCTAGAGGATGAATCAAAAAAATATTTGCGAGGTATACGTGATCCGGGTGAAGGCTCATTTGACATTGATTATGACGATGAAAACGCAAGTCATGACAAACTCGCTGAATTAGCAGAAACAGGTATTGAATTGGATTGGTATATTGGTTCAAGCCACTCTAAAACACCTCCAACTTATAATGCCACAACTAAAGAAATTGATCTGCCAGATGATCGTATGTGGCTATCGTTTAAAGGTTATGTGAATGATGCAGCCCCGAACGATATTGAAGTTGATGCAGCGCTTGGTTATTCATATACCTTAGTCCGAACTTCAAAAGTGACTAAGACTAAACGTACGGTGACTTCATAATGGCTAAGGTAAATATTAAAGCATTTAAAAAGGTCACTAAAATTGGTGCACCAGTTGAAAAAACAGTCAAATGGGTTGTAGAGGTCACAGAGGAAAATATAGATTTTCTTACCACACAACTCAAACGCGAATTAACTCTTGGCGAAAAAGCAGAAGTGGAAGGGCAGGTTTTTATTAAAAAGCTTGCCTTTAATGACCTTCATGAAATTTCTAAAGCATATGATTGGGAAATTAATGAAGACAATATTGCTGACTCAAAACTTAAGTCGGTAAGTATTAAGCGTATGCAAGCAGGTCATTTGCTAGGTTCTGTTTGTGAAGACGCAAAAGGCACACCATTTTTTAGTTCTGTTCAGGACGTTCTTGATTCTGAAATCCCATTTATTGAGTCGCTTTATGCTGTGGCCGATGAAGTGAATAACTTTATGGGAAAGTCACGGAAGAAGAACTTGACGAAAACGAATTCTGGTGTGAGCTCGTCACCCTTGGAATCGGTGGAAGCACCATCGAAGAAGCAAAGCAAAAAATAAGCTTAAAAGAGCTTAATATTTGGAGAGCCTACCGTAAGAGACGAGGCTCTCTTTTTCTTGGTCGCCGTATTGAGCAAGCAATTGGGAATCTGGCTGCAACATATATTAGAAGCCACTCTAAAAACCCTGAGCAGATAGATGCGCTCAATTTCATGCCTCACGAGTACAAGCAAGAGCTTAGTCTGGTCGACTATCTGGAACAATTAGCAGAAGAATAAGTTGGTTTTACGAAACCAGCTTGTTCAAAAATGACATTAATATATTCATTTGCTAGATTGGCACTGTGTTATCTATAAATGCAGAAGCTATGAAAATATATATATTCGCCTTTTTAGTAGTTTTTCCAAGCTTGGTATTTGCTCAGGAAAGATCGGTTGATGAAAGATGTAGTGGGTACGCCGATACTGTCACAAAATTACTTGTAAATAGGTATGATCATGAGACTCAAGATGAGCAATTGGAGTTACTCAATGAGATTGATGATAAGGCGTATAGGGAAAACTTAATTGGTATGCTTAAGCATACTTATACTTTGCCTCTATATTCCAATGAAAAAGATATTAAGATCCAGTTTTTAAATCAATATATTGCGTCATATAGACTGTGTATTAAGCAATATGTCGATAAATAATTAATTCGTAAAAAGTACCCCGCTAAGCGGGGTTTTTTATTGCCGGGAGAAAAGTAAATGGCTGCTGGTTCATTAGGTCGTTTAACACTTGATCTGGTTGCAAAAGTTGGTTCATTTGTTGATGGAATGAGTCAGGCAGAAAGAAAGGCAAAAGAAGCTTCTGACAATATAAAGAAGTCTTTTAAAAGCTTTGGAGATCAGATTCAAGATGCAATTGGTGGAACTCAACTCGGCTCAGCAATTGATGGAATTACAGGTAAATTAGGTGCTTTACGTGGTGGTGTCCTGGTGGCAGGCGCTGCATTAGCTGGTATGGCAGTTGGTGGCACAGTTTTAGCTGCTGGTGCACTAGGTCAAATGGCGATTGAATTAGCAAAAGCTGATGCTCAGCTCAATCAATTATCTAGAAGAGCAGTAACCTCTGCTGAAAACTTTCAGATCGTAGCTGGTGCTGCAAGTGCCTTTGGTGTTGAGCAAGAAAAACTAAGTGACATTTTAGCTGATACCTCAGAAAAGTTGGGCGAGTACACCTCAACAAAAGGTGGTGGAGCAAAAGACTTTTTTGAAATGTTAGCAAACAACACCAAGATGTCAGCAAAGGAAATTGATGAGTTTGCTAAAAAACTATCAACAATGGACACGGTAGATGCATTAGGTCAAATTACCACAAAACTTGATGATATGGGTGCAACTGCTGCCGAGAAGCGCTTCGTGTTGGAGTCGCTGGCAAGTGATTTGGGTGACCTAGCGCCACTATTCTCCAATAATGCTGAATTGATTAAAGAGTATGGCGACCAGTTGCGTGAGGCTGGCGTTGTTCGCACGCAAGAGAGTATCGATAAATCACTTCTTTTAAATGCTCAAACTCAAGCATTAGGCACGCAATTTCAGGGATTCAAAAACCAGCTAGCGAGTCAGATGACTCCTGTCTTGAGTAATTTGATCCAATATTTTGTTGATGGCGCGGTAAAGAGCGGAAGTTTTGGCACTGTCTTAAGTGCGGTTGGTACGGTTGCCAAAGTAGTAGGAATTGCTATTGTTGGAGTTGCAAGTGCAATTTCGGTGGTTATTCAATCTATTAGTGGTTTTGCAAGTCTAATTGATCATGTGGGTAATGTCGCCGCAAGGTTAGATGCTGCTACTTCGATAAAGGAGCAAATTAACGTCCTTAAGACAGGTTTTAGTGAAGGCAAGGCCATTTGGGTTGATACGGCTTCTGGTATTGATAAAACTCTTAACAGCATGATGAGTTTTGTTAGTAATGTAAAAACTGCAACCATGCCGACTTTAACAGGGTTGTCTGCTGCTCAGTTAAAAGTCAATCAAGCTAATTTGGCAAACTCAAAAAGCACGATTACGGATACAGAAACCGCCAAAGAAAATGCTAAAGCCAAGGAGGAGCAGGCGAAAGCGGCCGCAAAAGCCGCAAAAGCTCAACAAGAGCTAAATAAAATGGTCGGGGCATCTGCTTTAAGTGGTTTACGGATCAAAGGTGCAGAATCTATTGCTGGTGGTCAGGTTAGAGCATACACGGCAAACTTTGCTCAACTAACACAGTCGGCATTAGGCAAGGGACTGAATAGATTTACCGCATTCAATGACCTTTACCACAAAGGTACAAATAGCAAGCACGCTACTGGTAATGCATTTGACTTTACGCTAGATGATGCAAAAAAGTCTAGCGAAGCAGTCTCTCAGCTTGAGCAGATGGCTAAAAGATATGGTTTTGTTGTTAAGGTTCTTGATGAATATAGAAATCCATCAAAACGCGCAACAGGTGGTCATATTCATGTTTCTGTGCTTGGCTACAAAGGCACAGCAGATGCATTAAAAGATGCAAATGCAGAGCTTGATATCGTCCAGAAGGCAAATGACGAAGCCACAAAAATTCAGGAAGAGCGACAAAAACAGCAGCTTGCTATCACTGCTAAATATGCCACACCAGAGCAAAAGCTTGCATTGGATAATGCTGAAGCGATTAAGCAGATTAAGTTGGCATATGCTAATGATCCAGTTGCTGCCGAAGTTTTTCTAAATCTTCAAGCAAAGGCTTATCAAAAAGACTTAGAGGAATATCGTGCAGCACAGAATCAGAAGCTCATAAGTGCAACAGAAACTGCATATCAGGCGGCTGAAAAGTGGAATAGCAACTTTGCAGATATGGCTGGGTTTTCGCCTTTATATGGATTGCAGCAAGAGAAAAGCAGCAGATATGAAGAATCATTTGCAGTTTTTGATTCACAATCAGCTTTGCTTGATCAGCAAGAGCAAGACCCAAATGCCGACTTAGAATCAATTGCAGAGCAACGTGAATCTTTATGGCAGCAGCATACTGACCGAATGATTTTGATTGATCAGGACTATAACCGTAAAAAAGCATCAATGGGATTACAGGCTGCCAGCGAAACTCTTGGTGGGATGGCTGACTTGATGGGCGGCTTACTTGGTGAACAATCGGCAGGCTATAAAGCCATGTTTGCCATGTCTAAAGCATTTGCAGTTGCTCAAGCAATTATGAATGCACCACAGACTTACTCAAACGTTTATACATCTGCTTCATTAATACCAATGATCGGGCCATACATTGCACCTGTTTTGGCTGGTGCTGCTGTAGCAGTACAAGTTGCACAAGCAGCTCAGATCAAATCTGTAAACCTTACAGGTATGGCGCACAATGGTATTAGCACCGTGCCTAAAGAGGGGACTTGGTTGCTTGATGGTGGTGAGCGTGTATTGAATCCCAACCAAAACAAGGACCTTACTAACTATTTGAATAATCAAAAAGATAGCGGACCTCAAGTTGTGGTTTACAACAACAGTAAAGCAAATGTTGAAACGAATGTTGGTGATGACGGGAAGGTGTATGTGACTATTGATGATGTATACGACCCAAACAGTAAGTACAGCCAAGCAATGCAGGAAAGTTTCAATATCTCAAGAAACAGGGGGTAAAAATTGGATAAGTTCATGCTCTGCCCGTTGTTAAAGGGGTATGACTTTACACCGGGCAGCAATTTGCGAGAGCAAGAAACAGAAGGGGGACCTCCAAGACAGGTCCCTTTTTTTGTAGGAGCTTGGCACACGGTAAACGTTTCTATCTCTCTAAATAACGAGGATGAAAAGGAGTACTTCTGGGCTTTTTGGCGTGACAAGCAGTACAAACCTAGTAACTGGCTTTGGAGGCTAGCATTAGACAATGCAAGGCTAGAGGAATGCGAGTGCAGATTTGTTGCAGATTCGCGTCCAAAAGAAGTAGAGCGAGATGGAAAAATCCTTCAACTCAGTTTTCAGCTAAGAATCAAGCCTATTCACCGTGATCATGAAAATGACAGGGACATTATTGAGGCTTGGCAAAATGGAGGTCCAGCAGTTATAGGCACAATTGAAAAAGTACCAAATGAATGGTTCCCGAACGCTACAGGAGTTTAGTGATGATTATTACTGATGAAATGCTAGCAGTTTTAGACCAGTCATCCGGGCCAGTTGGCTTGCTTGAATGTATCGAAGTATCACACCCCAATTGGCATCGTGTACTTCGATATATTGTGAATAGTAGTGATCCGATGGATCTAACACATGAGGATGGGCAGACTTTTACCTATTCTTTTGCTCCTCTCAATATTACACGGAGTAATGAAGAGGAGAACTTGGATCAAAAAATTACGGCAGCTATCGGTGATGTAGGATCTGAAATCCCCGACTTGGTTGATCTTGTTTTAAAAGACCCGGTTCGAATACCACCTATATTGAATTATAGAGCATATGTTATCGGCAAATATGACCTACCGTGTACATATGCTAAAGGACTTGAAGTTATTGTAATTACAAGGGATTGGAAAGGCACTAGCTTTGAGGCGCAAGCTCCCGGTTTGAATGATTCAGGAAATGGGGAAATTTATTCGGCAAGTACAGATCCTAGTTTAGAGGGATTTTACTCATGAATATTCGTCAGCTTTTTTATTGTGTCTATGATCCAGAAAATTTCCATTGCGTGCATTTCGTCATCTTGGCCGCAAAGGTCATCTTTGGGAAAGATTACACGCCGTGTTTTTTGGGGCTTACTGGACCATTACAGGAATCAATAAAAACATCCCGTACTACAGTTCACAGAAACAAGCACATCAAAAAGCCGAAAGACGGCTGCATTGTCTTAATGACTTACCTAGATCAAAGCTCGCATGTCGGGCTTTTTTTTCAAGGTCGAATTTTCCATTTGATCGAACGCGGGCCACAGAGAATCACTGTAGAGCATGGGAATAGTATTTTTAGTCGGATTCGATATTATGAGCCAAATTTATCTTTACCAGAACTCTCTCAACAAGAACGAAGTTGATGTAATCGATACAGATAACATTCTGTTTGAATTTCTTAAAGTAAGAAAACAATTTCCTCAAGCAAAACTTTATCTCGGTAATCCTTGCCCGGAAAATGACATAACACCATCAATAAAAGATAAGGCATCAATTGCGCGCTTAACCGAAATTGCAGATGACTGCAGTATTGTTTGTCATCCGGGTGAATTAAGCTCATTTGTGACATGGGTTGCAACAAAGATTCTTGGTTCTGCCGTTTCTGCTCTAGTTAAGGTTCCTAAGCCAAACATGAGTAATAACGGCTCAATGTCTGGATCAAGTAACAATAACTTATCAGATCCAGAGAACCGCCAACGGTTAAAACAACGCATTCCTTTCATTTTGGGTCGTGTCAAGGCTATTCCAGATCTTTTTGCCCCAGTCATCAAATACTTTAAAGATGGGGTCGAAGTTGAAGAATCTTTGATGTGTATTTGTGAAAACCCCGTTCATGTTTCTAACTTCAAGTCTGGCGATACACCAATTCAAGAGATACCGGGCACAAGTGTTTCTGTGTATGGGCATAACCAGTCAATTGTAGGAAATGAAACTATATTTAAGTGGGGCGATACATTTGACCAGCCGCCAGTTATTGCCCGTCAAAATGCTTCTATTAACGGACAAACTCTTTTGCCGCCAAATAGCACACGTATTGAAGCGAGTGACATTTATTTCCAGTATCCAAATTTAATTAAGGCAAATAATCAAGGTACAGCAGATAAATTTAATGCGTTTGATATTAATGACTCTTTAATTATTAGTGGGGCGAATTTTGGTATTAATGACTTGGCTATTACTGGGCAAGTTGATGTAGACAATACCAATAATACATTTTCAATTGCCTCAAACCAGACCGTTGTAGACTTTCAAGATTACCGAAAAATCAATGTAACTTCTTTGCTTGTAACTGATCCTGTGAGTGGGCAACTCGATCTTGCAGGTTTGTATGATATTGACACAATTACCTATGTGTCTGGTGTTTATACGATTCATTTAAAGAATCCAGTTTCAACAAACTCAAACTTTGCAAATCTTACCGAAGTTTTAACGGCTAATTTATCTGCAAACCTTACGGCTAATTCAGCAAACATTTTCTTGGATGGAAATTATGTTGTAACTGGTGTGGATGTAGCCAACAAGCAAATTTCTTTAGCTACCCCGAGTGCTGTGAATGATGACTGGAACAAGCTTGCAGACTTAACGGATCAGAAAACCAGTACTGGTACAATTAAGCTGAGAGGTAGTCAAGAAAATTATATCGGGTGGTTTACGATTGAGTCAGCAAAAGCTACTGGGTTGCTACTCAACTTTCAGGCGCTTAATGGTATTTATCAGGGATCCGATGCTAAGTTTGTTGATATTTATGTTGAATATCAGCAAGTAGTAAACGGAAACCCAACAGGCAACGTTTACAACCAAACAATACGCCTGAATGGTAAAGCGAATAACCGCGATAGTGTCGGTGGCTCAATGTGGATTACATTGCCATTTACTGGTGCAGTGCGCTTTCGAGCGCGCCGTACAAACGACAATGGTGACGCTGTAGATCTGTCAGATGAAACTAAGTTTTATACAGCATACGCATATCATTATTTGTCTAAGCTTGTATATGACAACCGGGTTTTAATTCGTCAACGAACACAGGCAACACGTGCAGCAACGGCCATTGATAGCCGTATGACAAACTGTATAGCAGAAAGTTTGGTTTACTCATACCGTGATGGAGTTAAGTCGAATACTCGCATACCCTCAAGATTTATTCCTGATCTAGTAATTGAGTTGGCTTTGCATAAGTTGATTGGTCGAAGAACATTGAATGAAGTAAATGTCGAAAAACTGTATTCAGTTTTTGATGAGGTTGTCGATTATTTCGGCTCAGAAAAGATGGCTGAATTTAATTACACAATTGATGATGCTAATCAATCATTTGAAGAGATTCTAAGAATGTTGGCGGGCGTCTCTTGCTGTAATGATCGGCGTCTAAATCGTCAGATTTACTTTGAGCTTGAGCGGGCGGGTCGAGAGCCTTATTTATTATTCAATCATCGAAATAAAAAGGCCCGTTCTGAAGTTAGGACAATTCGAACAAAACCAGAAAACAATTATGACGGTGTGGAAATGACATACGTTGATAGTGGAGCTGGATGGATTGAAAAAACTTTGAAAATTCCTAATGACCAAATCACTAACCCGAAAAAAATTGAAGGCTATGGAATTGTTTATAAGCAGCAAGCGCATATTGTTGCGTGGCGTGCTTGGAACAAGATTCAATTTCAAGCAATTAATTGTCGTTTTTCGTGTTTTGCAGAAGGTGAGTTGGTTGGTAGTGGTGATCCAGTTGCAGTGGTTGACGATACTCGTCTCGCACCAACATTCTTTGGTGATCCTTCACAAGCGATTTTATCGGGCGAGGTTTTAGCTTGGAATGGCTTAAACATCACAGGTTCGCAGCCTTGCAAGCTATCTACCGAGCATTCATTCGTAATCCATCTACAACTCAAGAGCGGTTACATAGATATTATCCCGGTGACGCAAGGTCAAACTGATTTTGATTTTGTTCTATCTCGTCCACCAGTTGAAGCTCTGGTGACAGAAGGCGAAGTTAAAACCGTTTATTCGCTCTCTACTGATGATCGGCAAGATGATGATCTTTTCCTTATAACGACCAAGAGAAGGGCTGGTGTATTTGAAAATGAATTAACGCTTGTAAATCTAGATGAACGTTACTATCAAAATGATAGCGACATAAAAAACAACCTTATTTAACTTTAAGCTTTATCAATCCCCGTACTTACGGGGATTTTTTTTGGAGAGTTTCTATGGCGCTTACACCCGAAGTATTTCGAGATCTGGAAAGAGACATTGCTGATACTGGTAAAGCAGTGAATGTTGATGCTGAGGTTAATCCGCGATATGGCTTGCCTTTTAAATCCCTACCAATGCTTTCACGACTTTTCGAAGCAATGATTGCTGCTGGTTATCTTCGCATTGATGATCTGCAATCTGCTATTGATATTGCAGCAGCAGCTGGAGCAGGTGCCAATGGATGGACTGCTGATTTAGTCGTTGATGGGGATAAAACGCAGAAACAGATTAATGAGGAGCAAAATGAGCGAAAAAGCGTAAAACTTTGGGCTACTAGTCTAGTTGATGCTTTATCAAAATATAACTCTGTTGATTTTGATGAGGATGAAAATATTAATGTACCTGTTGCCTTAATGTCAGGCCAGAATATAACTTCGAACAACCATGAATTAAATCAGACCACGCCATCTACTATCGTGCTGGAAGGTCAGTACGGTGCTTCCGATATGGTTATTGATGGACTTAGTATCCAGCAAGACAAGTCAGGAGTAGTGAGTGGCGGTACTAATAATAATCATGCGGCTATTAAAATTCGCGGTGGACTGAGGAACAAAATCAAGAATTTAGTTCTGAATAGCCAGCTTGGTATTAGTCTTGGTATGGGTGAGGCTGGTGCTGCGGACCGCCGCAGCATGTTTAATGTTATTCGAGACATCGTATTTAAGAATACAAACATTGGTGTCGAGCATATTGGAGCTTCTTATAACCAGTCTATGAATATTGTTGTAGACCCTCAAGACAAAGGTGCTTTCATGGGGGATCGCGGTACTGGTTACGACAAGATTGAGAATCCAGATGAAACAGCTCATGCACCATGCCATGCAAACAATGGTGTGAACTGGATCATTCGCAATATGGCTACCGGGATCTCGTCTCAGAATAGCTCTAAGTTTGAATCGAAGATCAATTACTTTATTTCAGGGTGTGATCGAGCGATTCAGATAATTAAAGGCACAGTCCAAGGAAACAACCCCACTCTAAATAACTATCAAATTATTTCCGAGAAATGTAAGCAGTTGATTGTTAACGATGGAGGCAATCACAACATTTTCCGATTTATTGCTGATGGATCGGCCTTTACGGATCAGGGCATTCAGGAAATAGCAGGATTTTTAGGAAAGGGCTTTAACCAGTATCTAGGAACTATTAAAAATTCTGCGAAAACTGCCGCGCAGTTACGCTATTCCCACAACTTGTACGGCTTGCAAGTCAGCAAGGCAACAGGGAATGGAGCTAACGTAAATGGTAATTACGGTGGTGGCTTAATTATTGTAGACGGCGCAACTGGAACAGGTGTTGCTTTAGCGGGTAACTACAACAACATGCAAGTTGTCGCAACAGAGTGTTTGAATGCGTTGGTTGTTTCAGGATCTGGGAACACTGTAAATATTCAAACAGATGGTAATGTGCAAATTAGCGGGTCAGGCAATACAATTATCGGTCGTATTGGTGGTAACTTAACTGTCACGGGAAATGAGAATAAATTTATTGGGGAGGTTGTTGGAACTGTTGCAAGGACAGGTACAACAGGGAATGATTTTACCTGGTTAAAAAACTGGTCTGGAAGTATTGTATTACCTGAACAAACAACTGACACAGCAGGGCGCGTCACAGTTACTGTTCCCAAGCATGAAAGTGCCCAGATTCGAACTGTATATGCAACAATCCCATTAAATACAAGTGAATATGAGTTAAAAGTAATTAGCATATCAGGGGCTAATGTGATGTTTGAATTGCAAAATGGAACAGGTAGTGGAGTAGCATCTACTGCCGTGACTTTTAACTATTCGTACTTTTGCTCATAAAAACGACGTTAAATCCATTTTCTATATTCACAAAAGCTAGCAATATATGTACTCGCAGATTGGTTGGATTTATGGCACAATCCATCCAATTTTGCATTTCTGCTTTTACAGTTCTGGCCTAAAATGATTGTTAATGGAAATAAAGTTTTTGGAATACAAGCTTTTATAATAAGTTCTTTAATCGTAATTTTTATAGTAAGTATTCCAGCTCTGGCAATCTTGCGTGTACCGTTGCTTCTTGCACACATATCTTTATTTTATTTCTGTGTATTCCTTTTTAGAAATCGAATACACATAGAAAGAATTTCATTCGGTGTGGCAGTACTTCTTTTTTATGTTTTAGTTCAGAACCTGATGCTTCAAGAGGATTGGATCGTGATTGCGCAAGCAGTCACAATGGTAACTTTAGTATTTTTTACAACTCAAATTGCGCAAAGTCTGGGTGAGAATTTTTACGAATCCGGACAGTACAAAAAATTATCAAAATTCCTGTTTTTTTTGCTTCCATTTTTTTGTGTAAGCTTTATGAGTTGGACGGAATCTAGGCAAGCAGGTTTGTTTATGAATCCCAATATTACTGGGCATTTATCAGTAATGTTGCTTCCTTTTATATTATTGGGGTTAAGGAAGAAAAAATTTATTGTATTGGCGATGGTGATAGCGCTGTTAGTAGCAATCATTACAGCATCTAGAAGTACATTAATGGCCTTACTGTTGAGTTGTGCGGGATATGTATTTGTTAGTATGTTTCCGCGGATCAAATTCCCTGTTGTTTTTTTACTCATTTTAACAACTACTTTAGTCTCCATGTATGCAGTTGATTTTGCAGTCTGGCTTTTAAAAGATGTTTTAAATCTTGTAGATAAATATGACTCCAGATTTTTATATTTGGGTTATAACGGCCGAGATATTTTGATGGAACAAGCACTTGAGAGATTCAGCCATCAGCCTGTGTTGGGGCTAGGGTTCGATGGAGCAAAGTTTGAAATTGATGGACATGCACTTGGCACTCACAATGGCTTACTCGATCTTTTACTTAGATTGGGCTACGCAGGTACCGCGTTATTTGCTGTCTTTTCAATTGTAATGGTAAAGATTGCATCCACCCTTAATCCTCCATTCAAAGCTGTAAGTATTATGGCATTGATAGCTATATTCTCGCTGTCCACAAATAGCTCTACATTCTTTGTTTTTAACTATTTGTTTTTATATGTGCTTATCCTTATTTGTGCAGGTAAAAAAGCCCGTAAAAGCGTTTCACAATAATTAGCTAATTGGAACAGTTAATTTATGATTAAAAATAAATTCCGATACGATATTAATGGATTGCGAGCATATGCGGTAGCATTGGTAGTGCTTTTCCATTTTCAGATTTTGGGTTTCTCAGCCGGATTTATCGGCGTCGATATCTTCTTTGTTATCTCAGGCTACTTGATGACAAAGATAATTATAGATCAATTACTTCAAGATAAATTTTCTATCTGGAAATTTTATTTAGCTCGCGGAATCCGAATATTACCAGCACTTTTAACATTAACTGTAGTAGTGGCTAGTGTTGGATGGTTTTTATTAATACCAGAAGAATATAAAAGCTACGGTAAGCATGCCGCATCAAGTATTACATTTCTATCAAATATAATCTATTGGCGTGAGTCTAGTGACTACTTCTCGGCTGCTGCACATGACAAAATATTGTTACACACTTGGTCGCTTTCAGTAGAGTGGCAATTTTATATCATATTGCCAATTATTTTATTAATTATTGGCAAGATAAAAAGAATAGAAATATTTTGAATTTAGCAGTTCTATTTGGTTTTTTAATCTCACTTTTTTTATCTTACAAAGTTAGCGAAAATAGCCAGACCACTGCGTTCTATATGATCCCTACAAGAGCTTGGGAAATGCTTGCAGGTGGTCTTGTGTATGCTTATCTAAGTCAAATATCTCTCTCAAGTGTAATTCGGAAATGCATTGAGATTTTTGGTTTTGGACTAATTCTGATTAGCCTTTTAGTGTTTGAAACCGAAACTTTATGGCCAAGTATTAATGCTATTTTACCGGTATTGGGCTCAATGATGATTCTAATGTCGAATTGTAATGAATCAATTTTCACCAAGCCGAAAATCTTCCAATTTACAGGTGATGCATCATATTCGATTTATTTGTGGCACTGGCCAATAGTATTCTTTATTACATATATGGGATATAAAAATAATATTTTTGTTTTGGCTGCTGGGATTGTTTTTTCTTTAATTTTAGGGTGGGTGAGTTACAAGTACATAGAAACACCAACTAGAAGGTATCTAAGCACAGTCTCGATAGCAAAAGGTTATTTAATACTGATCTCTATAGTAATAGTTCTCTCTGTTGTATTTTCCTTAATATTTATTAAAAATGGATTCCCGCAACGAGCTAGCAAAGAGTATCAAAGTAAAACTAAACATATAGTTATGCCATTGCCTATGAATAACTGGTGCTTTTATAGTGTTGATAGTATTTCAAAGCTTCCGATAGGCGCAGGAGTGCTTGACTGTAAAGTCGGAGTGAAAGAAAGCCCTATATCAAAATCAGTTTTGTTATTTGGAGATTCTTTTGGTGGTCACAGTATCCCTTTTTGGGATAATGTAGGTAAGAGCAATAATCTTACAGTGCAGGCCATAACAACAAATTGGTGTTATCCATCTTTGAATGATGAGTACACAGGAAGCAAATCCTCCAGAGCATTCGAACAATGTAAATTCAATCGCAATTACCTCAAACAGAATTTAATTAAGTATGATGCTTATGTATTTGCTGGGCACTGGAAACAAGTGGCTTCAGATCCAAAACATTTGAAGGCTCTCGACGAACTTTTAAAAGAAACATCACTCACTGGAAAACCTGTTTTACTAATAGCTTCTCCAACTTCATTTGAAGAAAACTTGGGTGGTTTATTTAAAAGATCTGTGTGGATTGGTCAGAATTTCGATATTAAGCAGCATAACAATACTGCTTATGATAAAGCTACAGTCTTGGCAAATGATAGAGTTAGACAACTTGCATCAAAATATCATAATGTCATATTTCTTGAGAGAGAGGATTTATATCCTCCAACAAATATGACGAATGATAACTATCCTATCAGCCTGGATGGTAGTCATCTCAGTATTAAAGGTTCAATAGAATCTGCCGAGTATTTTAAAAACACAGAGAAATTTAAGGAAGTTAGTAAAATATTCAGATAAAAATATTCCCCTTTAATTAAACTTAATTAAAGGGGAGTTCTTATAATCAAAACACCAAGAGTTCTTTGTTGTTTTGTTTTCCTTATCATGTTTGATATTTTTCAAGCTAACATTAACTCTATTTTTCCACTGATTGAAACAGAAATTTGAGTGCTTGTTGCTTTCGTAGTTGGTACCTGATATTTCAATAGATCCCTTATTTAGGGAGGGATTACCACCGAGGACAAAACCAAATTTCGAACCAACATCAGTATGAGATGCTAATTTTATACTGATTGAATGTGGAGAATTAGCATACCTTTTTAGCGAAACAATGAAGCCTGTACCAGCGTTGTTGAGTGTAATAAGATTTTTAAAATAAATATCTTGCAAAATATTGTCTTTGTTATTTGGCTCAATATCCACACCGCTGGCTGGATCTGCGCCTTTAGTGTTTGAAATACGGATATTACTTCCAGTTAGTTTTGTAACTGAAATAATAGAGATTCCTTGTCTTCTGTTATCACTCATAAGAAGATTGTTTAGATTGATATTGTAATTGGAGTTTTTGCCATTTGTACCGACATAAATCGCATCCCCCCACATTTTATCTATACTTATATTTGATATGGAAATGTTTTGGGAATCTCTAATTTCAATGCCCATGCCCCATTCTCCAGTTTCTCCCAGATGGGTGTACTTATCGCCAATAATTTTTCCACCTGAAATGTTTACGTTTTTGACATTTCTAATCTTAAAAACGCGATAGCTACCACTTGATGTTGGGATGACGTTAAGAACAGTATTGGGGGAAAGCTTTAATGTAGAATTGTCTTTGAGCTGAATAGATTTGGTTGCACTTACCAGATAATTGCCATCAGGAATGGTGATAGTCTTATTTTTTTCTATAAGTGAATTTACATAGCTGGTGATATCAGTGTTTTCAACAAATTCAGCATGTGCTTGTGATCCGATACTTATTACAGTGAGCACAAATATTGATCTCAACTTCATTCTTCTTCTTCTTTATATTGTCTGTAGACTTTCAAGCAAACCAAGCTTAGAGCAGTTAATGCGCCAGCCATACTTAAAAAATACAGATCATCAAAAGGATCGCTAATTAATAGCTCTACAAAAAAAGCACATGATATTGAAATAAATATTAAAAATATTTGTATTTTATGTTGCTTTAAAATTTTTAGCATATCTTCAAGATCAAAAAAAATATCTTATCAATAGATTAGCATATTTATAAACCTTAGAGATACCCAACAAACCACTACAAGCCTTAGCTTCAAATAAGTTAGGGCTTTTTTATTGCCAAAATATTCTGGAGAAACAAAATGTCTGAAACTCAGTCTGCACTTGAAGCTAGTGCAGCAACATTAACATCAAAAGTAACAGCAACCAGCGGTGTGGGGTCATTTATCGGATTTGCAGCAAAGATCGATGTTATTGCATGGGGCGGTTTGCTAATTGCGGCACTTGGTTTGGTTATTCAAATTTATTTTGCGGTTCAGAAAAATCGCCGTGAAAAAGTAGAGCATGAAATGCGAAAGGCCGAATACAAGTTGCGGATAGATAACTTAAAAGGTAACTGTGATGTCGAACAAGACTAAATATGCGGTGGGTTTACTAGCAGCTTCGGCTGCTTTTTTTATGGGCGTAAAGGTTGATGAGGGGTATACCTCAAAACCAGTGATACCTGTTAAAGGTGATCGGCCTACACAGGGCCATGGTTCCACATTTAAACTTGACGGCTCACCAGTAAAAATGACGGATCCACCAATTACACGTGCGACAGCAGACAAGTGGTTGCGAAATGATGTAGCTAAACGTGAAGTCGCGTTTAAAGATTCATTGAAGGGCGTGAAATTATCTCAAACTGAATATGACCTTTATTTGGATTTTTCATATCAGTACGGTGTGCCAACATTCGCAAAATCATCAATGCTTAAGCATTTAAAGGCTGGTCAATATAAAGCAGCTTGCGACTCATTGCTTAAATATAAGTACGTTGCAAAACGTGATTGTTCTATTCGCTCAAATGGCTGTTATGGCGTGTGGACTAGACAGCTTGAACGACATGCGAAATGTATAGGAGCGCAGTGATGTGGATTGTATTTGCTGCTAAATTTTGGCGAGAAATCATTATTGTGTTTCTCGCTTTTTTATTGGCCATATCTTTGGCCGTACTCAATTATAAAACTGGTCAGTTAAAAGAAGCTGAACAAAAGTGTCAATCGCAGATCCAAGAGATTGAGCGCAAGAATTTGAAAGCTCTTGCAGAAAAGCAAAATCAGATCAATAAAGTGAGCGCAGACTATGAGCAAGTCAAAGCAGAGCAAAACACCAAAGTCGAATATATTGAGCGTGAAGTGCAAAAGATCGTGGAGCGTCCTGTTTATAAGTCTAGCTGTATTGATGATGACGGGCTGCAACAACTCAATGAACTCATTAAAGCCGGTAATACCAGCTAATCTCATCCAGCCATGCCAAAATTTAAATGAAATTGAGAGTACAACTGGAAAAGGTTTAATGATCTGGTCAGTTGATACAGTTGCAAAATATAATGACTGCAAAGCAAGGCACGGTGCGATTGTGAAGGCTCTTGAGTAAGAGCCTTTATTAATGTGCAATTATTTGCTCAATAATCTGGATAATTGCACATTTTGAGCAAAATTATTCTCAATTGTATTCTCTCGAGGTTTTATCATGCAGCAATTAATGATTATGGTCACAGAAGTTGGAAAGCTTGAGCATTCGTGTAATTTGCTTGCTGAGGTAAACAAAGGCGGTAAAGTTTTAAAGGTTTTCGACTACAACGGCAATCAATTACCAATAAATATTGATGGAACCGTGACATTTAATAGACGCCGTTGGGAGCTTCCTGTCAAGGTTGACCTTTAAAATGGCAAAACCTGTCAAAAACCTGTCAAAAGAACAATTAAAAAAATAAAGTTATTGATTTAATTATGGTTTATATGTGCGCCCTGCGGGACTCGAACCCACGTCGGTCGCTTAGGAGGCAACTGCTCTATCCAGTTAAGCTAAGGGCGCATAATTTTCTGATTATAAACAAAAAAGCCATTGCTGAGGCAATGACTTTTTATAGTTTTAAGTACAAGCTGTTAGATTACTGTTCTTTGGCATTGAGTACTTTAAACAAAATAAACATGAGAACGATCCAAATAGGAATCATCATCACTGATTCTTTAAAGCCCTGA